CTCTTGATTTTGCAGCTCAAGGTCGTGCAGTTACAATTAACGATTTTAAAACTATTGTACCTAAAGTATATGCGAACACAAAATCAGTTCAAGTATATGGTGGTGAGGATAACGATGTTCCAGTGTATGGTAGAGTTTATATTTCTATTGTTCCTACATCTGGTTCTGTTACTGCGTCTGCAAAAAACTCAATTGTAAGTGAATTAAAAAATACTTATACAGTAGCATCAATTACACCAGTTATAGTTGACCCAGAATATACAAGTTTAAGATTGGGTGTTTCTTTTACATATAACTCAAAGAATACAACTAAGACTCAAGAAACTCTAATATCTAATGTTAATACAACTATTAACAATTTTAACATAAACTCTCTAACTAAATTTGATGGTGCATTTAGACACTCTGCATTTACTAGATTAATAGATGCAACTGATAACGCAATTACCTCTAATATTACAACTGTAGAATTGAGTAAAGATTTTACACCAACTTTAAATTCATCACAAAAGTATACTATACCTTTTAACAATGCGTTACATAATCCACACGCTGGTCACAATAAAGAACTTGGAGGTATTTTAGAGTCTACAGGTTTTTTTATATCTGGTAATACAAATGAGATGTTTTTAAATGATGATGGTGATGGTAATGCAAGGTTGTATTATGTAACTGGTGGTACAACAAAAACATATGTAAATAATACTCAAGGAACTATTGATTATAGTAATGGTTTAATTATATTAAATAGTTTAAATATAACTAGTGTTTCTAATGTTGATGGTGCAACTTCTACAAAAGTTAGATTAATCGTAAGACCAGAGTCAAATGACGTTATTGCAGTGAGAAATCAAGTATTAGAGATTGATTTAAATAACACTACTGTTACTGCAAACGTAGATACAATTGCAACTGGTGGTTCAAGTGCTGGTGTAGGTGTTACAACTGCAAGTTCATATACTGGTGCAAGTTCAGCTGCATCTTCATCATCAACATCTACGACATCATCAAGTTCTTCAACATCAAGTAGTAGTTCTAGTAGTTCTAGTGGATATTAAAAATGTTAGATGGTAGTAATGTACTAAACAATAAAGTTTCCACACATATTGATTCACAACTGCCTGAATTTATTCAAGCAGACCATCCACTGTTTTCTAAATTTGTAAAAGCATATTATCAGTTCTTGGAGAGTGCAGAGATTACTTTCAGTGAGACAAATAATTATCTGAAAGAGGAAACAGAAAAGGTAAATTTTATATTAGACGAAAATGGTGACCAAATAGTTCTTGAAGACTCTGAAACAAAGTTTACTGTCGGCAATATACTCACAGGACAAACTTCTGGTGCAACTGCGACTATTCTTGTTGATGATGTAGATGATAATAAAAGATTATTTGTAACATCTCAAAATCAGTTTATACTAGGAGAAAATGTTTCCTCACCAACATCCACTGGAACTGCCTCTGGTACTATCTTAACATACAGACCTAATCCAGTTTCATCTATTCAGCAACTTCTTAACTATACAAATGTTGATTCTACAATATTTAAATTTTTAGATAATTTTAGAGATGCATTTCTAGAGGGAGTTGTAGACAATCTTGCAGATGGAGTAGATAAAAGAAAACTTATAAAAAACATTCGTGACCTTTATATTTCAAAAGGAACAAAGAAAGGACATGAGTTATTCTTCAGACTACTATTAAATGAAGAACCTACTCTTCAATATCCAACAGACCAAATGTTGCGTGTGTCAGATGGTAAGTGGAGCGTAAGAGATATAATGAGAGTTCAACCAGGCAATGGAGTAGCAACTGAATTAATAGGTCAAACAATCACTGGACAAAGTTCTTTTGCAACTGCAATTGTTACTTCAGCAGTTTCGTTTAGAGAAGCTCAAAAAAATGTTGTTGAGCTTGAATTAGACCCAGCAACCATTGATGGTGTTTTTGAAGAGAATGAAGTTGTTTTCGGAACATCTACTGTAACTGACCAAATTGTTTCTTTTCAACCATATAGTATTATTACTGGTTCATCTGTTTCAAATGGTGGTGCGTATTATACCGCTAACCAAGTTGTAAATCTTTCTACAACTGGTAGTCAAACAGCAACTGCAAAAGTTCAAACTGTATCAAGAGGAGTTGTTGATGAAATTATTATTGATGATGCTGGACAAAACTATAAGGTTGGTGACAGATTAGTAATAGATAACTCAAATACAGATGGTGTAGGCGCAGATGCAGCTGTCTCTGTTGTTGGTGGTGGTATTGCACCAGAATTAGGAAGTTTATCTGAATATGGGATGGATGCAGATGACCATATAACTATGGAGGAAACTAGTCAAATATTTTATAATGACTCATATGAAGGAACAAAGATTGTTCTGGAAACAGGCACATTCGCAAACCTTAGTGTTGCATCTGAATCTGGTGAAATAACAGATGTAAGGATGGTTGCAAAGGGTGCTGGTTATTCTAAACTTCCAGTGGTTACTGGTGTAACGACTACAAATGGTAGTGGTGCAAAATTACTAGCGTCCTCTAACTCTGGAATAGGTGGTATTGAATCTTTTGAATTTACTAACCAAGGTATTGAATATTCTACTGCACCAGATATAATACCCTTCAGACACGCAATCATAAAAGATATAACTGGAACTTTTGCAGCTGCAGACAGTTTGGAAATACCAGAGGGTATACAATTAGAGTCTGAAGATGGTTCAATAGATTTAGAAACTGCAACTGACTCTGGAAAGTTATTGACGGAGTCTTCTCTTTCTGGTATTGTTATTGCGTTTGATAGTTCAAGACAACTAATATCAATTAACACCACCGCTGATGTATCAGTAGGTAATGTTATAAAAGTTGGTACAGATAAATCTGGAACAGTTGCAAATATATCAACAGCAGTTGGCACTGCACAAGTAGGTCAAATTGCAAAAACTGCTGGTAACTTTATTACATCTGCTGGTCAAATATCTGAGGTAGACATGAGAGTTCAAGATAGTTTCTTCTATCAAGACTATTCATACGTTGTTCGTGTTGGTGAGTCTATTAATACATGGAGAGATACAATAAAATCTACAGTTCATCCTGCTGGTTGGCAAGTATTTGGACAAGTTGATATTGTAAGTATCCCAACTAACAATGCAAGAATAACTCCACAGACTGTAGAGTCATTTACACCAGAACTTGCATCAACATTGAGAGGTATATTCACAACTGTCTTTGGACGTAGACTTGGAACAATTGATGATGGAACTTCACTCAAGGCAACACCACAAGTTGGTTCGGACGATTTAACAAGTTTCCCAAACACCAACCGTGATTTAACATTAGAGAGAATTAATACCATATTTGTTGGAGTTGCAAGAACACCATCTGCACAAGGTTCAACACTAGACCTACTTCCAAAATATGCATTTAGTATTGGTGCAACTACATCTGAGTCAATACCACATTATCCAGGCTTGATAAGAACACAAAGTTTAGATGGTATAAATGACCAATCGTTTACTATTGACCAGTTTAGAAATATTCGTATTGACCAAGTTTCAGATAGTAATGGAAACATTCCATCTACTGCATTTAATATATCAATTAATGTACCTCCCCCAGGCGAGATACAAATCTCTGGAACTGCAAGAGCAAACGCATTTGACAATAACTTTATTACATTTGATAGTAGTACAGAAACATTTGATGAGTCTGTTCTGACTACAAACTTTAGTAGTACATCATTAAAGTTTGATAGTTCGTCTGTTAAGTTTGATGGTGCTGGTGGTGTATCAGTTCCAAGGGATACTGCCGGACAATATAATGTAGATTTTAGTGACTCAACAACATCATTTGACAGTAGTATAAATAAGTTTGATGCTTCACATAATCCACTAGTATTAGAGAGATTCAGTTCATCGAACTTCAACTTTGATAATACTAATAAAACTTTTGATATAGGTGTGTAACCTACATAAATAAATGAAAGAATCTAATAGGAGATAACTAACATGGCATATCAAGCACTTGGTCTTGGTTCTTCAGCAAACGATGGTACTGGTGATGACCTCAGAACTGGTGGAGACAAGATTAACGATAACTTTGTAGAACTTTATACTAAACTTGGTAATGGTTCTGCACTATCCAATCTTACCTTTCCAACTGGAACTGATACGATTGTAGGAAGAGCAACGACTGACACTCTTACTAACAAAACTTTAACAACACCAACTATCGCATCCATTACTAATGGTGGAACTGTAACAATTCCTTCTGGTGCTGATACACTTGTTGCAAGAACATCTACGGATACTCTTACAAATAAAACTTTGACTGCACCTAAAATTGCAAACGCTGGTTTTATTGCAGATGCAAACGGAAACGAACAAGTCATCTTTCAAACAACTGCAAGTGCAGTAAACGAAATTCAAATTAGAAACGCAGCCACTGGTGGTGCAGCTTCCTCTGGAGG